TGATTACGAATTTAATCGTTTTTCTATATTGGAGTAAATCTCCATTCCTTCGTCAGTTTTAAACCAAGAGGCTAAAGCTGAATAAGGATGTTCGTCAAAAGGAACATTAAGTAGTTTTCTATCGTTGGAACCCCACATAAACGTTCTTTGATCAGAAGATAATTTTAATATCCCCATCTCTGTTGCTCTGATACCAAAGTTTCTAAGCATTACGTTTTCATCATTTACTAATTCTAAGAATAGTTGAGGATTTCTTTTAGCATATAATAGTAAATCTCTTTTAAGTTCCTTAGAACTCATCTCTGATACCTTAGAACCCAACTCCACACGCATAATAGCTTCTGCTGTGTCAATATCGATATTTTTAGCCGCGTTTAACGCTTCTATCTCCATTTCCAACCAAGCAATTTGGTTCACTGCTTTTGCAACTGGTTTTTCTTCGTAAAACATTTTATCTCTATCAGGATGATATAGTGAAAGTAGTTTTTGTAAAACTGTTTTTTCTCTTTCAACAATTAACATTCCATTTCTAAAAACAACATGTTCTAATCTTTGATCACCTTTCATTTCGTCTACAAATACTGTTTTTTGATTTTGACAATATTTAAGTTCTCTTTCATAACCTTTTTCCTCGTCAAACCAATGAATATTTGCAGATCTAATAGATCTTGACAAAGGTTTTTTATTACCTTTTAACCTATATATTCTGTCTTTTATTTCCCAACCATCTTCTAGTACTGGGTATTTTTTTTCGACTCTTTTAGGTTTGTTAACAGTAACTGTTTCAACTGTTTTTTCAACTTTTGGTTGTTCTACAACCGGTGGAGTTGTTTCCACTTCTGTTTTTGTTGCTTGTTTTTTTGCCATAATATAATATATAATAAAATTAATAAAAAGAAAGGGTCGAGGCCGAAGCCTCGATCCTTAATATAATAAATGCTTACTTCATTAACATAAAGTTGTTAGCACCTTGAGTAACTAAACATCTTTCAGATAAATAGTGTACTTGCATTGCATCAAGTGCAGATGTAGCAGCGCCAACCGAACCAGTGATCCAAGTTTTTAATCTTCGGTCATCAGTTTGAGAAGCTCTATATCTAACGTGTAAGAAAGGACGTTTAAGGTTCTTTCCTAAAGCTTGATCGTAAACAGTAGAAACACCAGCTGGAACAATAACTCCACGAATAGCAGCGCTAGTCGCTCTAGAGTTAATACCACCTCTTGTTGCTTTGTCATTTAAGTATCTCATATCTGATTTGTAGAAATCATAAGAACCTCTACGGAATCCAGAGAAACCTAAGTTTAATGCCATAGCTTCTGAGTTTTCAAATACTCCATAAGAAGTACCACCAGCACCGTAAGAATTCATTGAAGCTAACATATCATCAATAGCTAAGCTAGTTGACCTATTAACAAACATCATGTTTTCCTCAATAGCACCTTGGTTATCAAACTCAGCTAAAATAGCGTCGAATTCAGCTAGATCAGTTGCAGCGTTAACACCAGTAACACCAGAAGTTAGATTACCTCTAGATTCGATAGCTGCAAATAAACCTTCAGTACCAGCACCATCAGCACCAGCCGCAGCAGATCCTCTACTTTGACCATTAGCGCCAAAACCAATTAGAGATGTAGCATCTGTTTTTTCAGATTCTAACATAGCCATTTCTAAATGATCAGTAAATCTCATTCTAGTTTCACCCTCAGCTTTTAGATACCACATGTATCCACTTGTTCCATCTTCTACAGTTACTTCAACCCAACCAATTTGAGAAGCATCAGATCCAGAGATCTCATAATAATCTTTCATTATAATTGGTTTGTTAGAAAAAGATTTGAACGTTGGAGTATTAGCACCTCTTGATTCAGTTTTGTAAGTACCAGTTTCGTCAGAATAAGACATTCCTTTACCGTACTCAGAACCAATAACCAACACAGTACATGTACCGTCAGCTAATTCATCAGAAGCGACATCGTTAGCGTAAGGCTCAATTGAAACAACGTTTGAATCTGGAGTTTCAACAGCTAATGCTTTAATTACAACACCAGCTTGCGCTATTAGTAACATGTCATTAACTCTAATGCCGTGTAATCTAGCTGATGTAGAACCAGAACCCATTGATGTATCTCCATCAATATCAGATTGAATTGCGATAGTACCGTTTGTGTCACCATCAGCATCTAATGTTGCTACGTATGATAAGTGTAATCTTGATTGTTCAGACCAAACCACTTGATCAGCGGTCATAGCCTCTTCAGCTCCAACTTGTGAAAGAAATCCTGAAATAGTTCTGTTTCCAAAAACCTCTGATTCTTTCTCCATTAGATCTGGTAAATATTGTTGTCTCCAATCATTCGTGGAGCTTGTAAAGTCGATATAGTTCGAATTTAATGTTTGCTTCTTCGAAGCTGGAACACTATTCAAATTTTGACCTGCAGTAATTGCCATAATTTTGTAATTTTAAATTTGTTATTTGTTTTTAATTTTAAACTTAAAATCAGAAGAATCATCGTTTAACACTTTGAACTTCATACCACCTGCTTCAACAGTACCATGACTTTGTCTTGGATTCATATTCACATTTTTAGCTTTAGCAACACTATCTTTCATAGCGTCTGCTTTACCTTGTTCATAAAAGTGTTTTGCAACAGCGTCTGCGTTCATTGCTGTAAATAAAGATTTATGATAACCCTTAGCATCTGTTAAAGTAGAATTTTTATCCAAAAACTTTTTGGTAAAATTATTTAAATTACTTTGAGTTGTCTTAATCTCCTCAGCATTGTTTACATTGAATCTGTATTTTTTATCACCGACATTGTATTCAAAACCTTTGAACTTATCGTTAAAAACTTGATTAGTTTTTTGAGTAAAAACTTCAGTATTCCTTTTTGTTGCTTTTTGAGTTGCTTCTGACTCTTTGTTGTATCTATTAAAGAAATCAACAGCTTTTTGTTGTTCTTGAGTCAACTTTGACCCAGCTTTGATATCTTCATAGTATTTGGACTTTTGCCCGTCCAGATGGGCTTTAGCGTCGGCAACTTGCTCTTTTAACGCTAATTTTTTTCTACGTATATCTCTTTCTTCATCAACTTCTTCATCGTAAGAGAACGTATCTTCCATAAGGAAGTTAATTTCTTCGTTGTTCAAGTGAGGTTTAGTTTGTTTATAATATTCATATAATAAATCATTATCATTTAATTTACTATAATCTTGATTAAGTTTAACGTAATCCTCTAGATCACCGCCAGTATCTTCCATAAAATCCATTAATTTTTGGATATTTTCTGGTAACTCTTTTCCACTTGCTTGAGCTTCGGCTATAGCCTCTTGAGCTTCCTCTGCCAACTCTTCAACTTTTTCTTCTACTTCTTCATCGGTAACTTCTTCTATAACTGGAGTTTCCTCAGGTTGATCTTCAACGCCATCAGTCTCGATTTTCTTTTCGTCTTCTTGTGGTGGGGCTACTTCTTCAACAATTTCTTCTAATGTATCTTCTATTTTTTCCTCTACTTTTTCTTCTACTTCTTCTGTCTTAGGCGGTTGACGTAAATCAACTTTAGTTACGCTTTCTTCTATAACTTCAGTTGGTTTTTTCATTTTAGCCTTTACTTTTGTGATATCATCTTTAGTTTCTTTACCTTTAGGTTCATTTGTAGTCTTTTCGACTACTTCTTCTTTTTTCTTTTTTGCCATAATATAATATAATAATAGTTAATAAATTTATCTAGGGTCAAACGCGCCTAAATCAAAACCTCCACTAAGTATATCATTACCTGCGGATTCAAAGTTTTTAGGCGGTTTTCCACTATTTCTTTGATCTATAAGTTCAGATTGTTGAGATGCTTGAATCCTAGTTCTCTCATCTTTACGATCTTCTTTTTCTTTTTCTTTAGTTTTTTGTCCATCGACCTCTATACCCTTAAGTTCCATATTATATTGAAACTCTAGGGCCATTAGTTCTTTTTTAATCGCTGCCTCTTGTTCAAGTTTTCTAAGTTCAAGATCTGCTTTGATTTGTTCTAGTTGAGAATCAGAAGAAACTTTTGCTTGATTTTTCTGTATCTCACTTTGAGCAGCGGCTTGTTGAGTTTGCATATTAGCATCTGCTTGAGCTTGGATATTTTGCATTTGCACTTGCTCATCTCTAGCTTGCTTTTTCTTTCTACGTAACTTTAGTAATTGATTAGCTAACTTTACATTTTTAATATCTCTAACTTCTATTGCATCTTCTAATTCTATACTTTGTTGTTGTAGTGCCATTTGAATATTATTTTCTAACATCATTTTCTCTTCTTCATCAGGCGCTAGTTCTATGAATATGCCAAAGTCATATAAATATAAATCTTTAATCTCATCTAAAGTAGCCACATTATGAACACCTATAGCTTGTATAAACGCGTCTCTTGTTGGTGAGTACTCTAATATATCTGATATCCTAAGCGATAAACATTCTGCTACCTCAGCAGTTAAATATAAACCGGATTGTAAAATATGCCTAGTTGCCGTATTGGAATTTGCCGCAGCTAATTTTTGAACTCCTACCAAAGCATCTTTATCTGGCATACTACCGTCTCTAGCTTCGTTAAGACCAGTTACATCTCTTATCATTTGTAAGTAATAATTATAATTACCAATAAGAGCTTGTATTTTATTACCACCACTACCAGAAGTTATTTCTTGTATTGGAACTTTACCTGGGTTCATATCACCCTCTTGCGTAAATGATCTACCTATAACGCTACCAGTTTGGAAGAACATATTTAGCGCCTCTTGGGGATTATAGTTTGTTCCGTTACCTAAATCTATTTCAGCTAAACCGTCTGCATCTAAATAAACACCATCAGGAACCATTCTAGACATTACTTGTTGTAGCTTCAAATGTGTTAACTGTATCATATCAGCAAAACCTGTAATTCTACCAACTAAAGATTCTATTTTACCATTATACATTCTTGGCGCTACAATAGAATAATTCATTTTAACTTTAGTATAATCACTTTTAGGACGCATCATATTTGATGCCATTTCCCATTTAAGTAATTTATTAGAACCAAGTATCATGGCACCGTCGTACAAACATTCTATAGATCTTAACATCTTAGAATAACCACCTTCCATATTTTCAGGTGGATCAAAAGAATCGTCTTTAGGTATAATTTTATCGGCACCAGTTGCAGTTTCCTTCATTTTGTATACCTCATTCATATATGTTTTATAGTTGAAATATAAAACC